CCATAGGCCGACTGGCCGCCGGTTGAAACCCGGCGGCCGCCGCACGGGTCAGGCGTCGACGCCGACCCCGATCGGGCAGACCACGCCGGTCCCGCCGATGCCGCAGTATCCGGCCGGGTTCTTGGCCAGATAGCCCTGGTGATAGCCCTCGGCGTAGAAGTAGTCGCCCGCCGGTTCGATCTCGGTGGTGATCGTTCCGCGGCCCGCCTTGCTCAGGGCGGCCTGATAGGCGTCGCGCGAGGCTTCCGCCTCCGCCTGCTGCTCGGCGTTCAGCGTGTAGATGGCCGAGCGATAGGTGGTGCCGATGTCGTTGCCCTGGCGCATGCCTTGGGTCGGGTCGTGGTTCTCCCAGAAGGCCTTCAGCAGTTCGGCATAGGTGATGACGCTCGGGTCGAACACGACCTTGACCACCTCGGTATGACCCGTCCGGCCGGTGCACGTCTCTTCATAGGTCGGGTTGGGCGTAATCCCGCCGGAATAGCCGGCCGACGTCACCCAGACGCCCGGCAACTGCCAGAAGATGCGCTCGACACCCCAGAAACAGCCCATGCCGAAGATGGCAGTCTGGAAGCCGTCGGGATAGGGCCCTTTCAACGGATGGCCGCTGACATAGTGGTTCACATCGGTGTCCAGCGGCTCGGCGCGGCCGGGCAGGGCGGTCTCGGGCGTGGGCATTTCGGCAGTCTTCTTGAACAGCATTTGCGGCTCTCTCATCGGAAAATGGCGTTGAAGTCCATATGGGGATGCGAGAGGCGCTTGCCGAGGGGGCGAGGGTGTTCTATCAGGCCCGCCTCCCGCCGGATCGACCTCCGGCGGCGCGCAAGACGCAGCGTGAAACGGACAGGTGGCGGAGTGGTCGATCGCGCACGCTTGGAAAGCGTGTGTAGGTGAAAGCCTACCGAGGGTTCGAATCCCTCTCTGTCCGCCACACCCACGCCCCCCAATGTCACCGCTTGCCAACCCAGCGCCCCGCTGCGCAAGGATTTGCACCTCAAGCCCGTCATCGTTGGACGGGACGCGAACCGCTCATCTTAGGGCGGGACTTAGGGCGAGCTTAGGGTGGCGACCGCTTCTGTCGTCGGCGTATGTTCTCCTTACGTTCTGGAGAGGCCATGGCGCGCGACGTAAACAGATTGAACGGCAAGAAGGTGCCGGGGATGCGCGAGCCTGGGCTCTTCGCGGATGGGGCCGGACTCTATCTGCGGATCGATCAGACCGGATCGCGGCGCTGGGTCTATATCTTCTATCGAGCCGGACGCCGGCGAGAGATGGGCCTTGGGAGCCTGGAGGCCGTCAAGCTGACCGAAGCCCGCGCGGCCGCTGACAAGGTGCGATCCGAGATCAAAGCTGGGATCGACCCTATCGAGGCACGGCGCAAGGCGAATGCGCCGAAACCGGACACAACCTTTTCAGCCGTCGCTGCCGATCTGATGGACGGCTTGGAGAAGGGCTGGAAGTCCCCAAAGCAGCGCCCGCAATGGGAAGCGTCCCTGACCCAGCACGCCGCCGCCATCTGGAAGGCCGAGGTCAGCGCCGTTGACACCGAAATGGTCCTGAAGGCTCTGCGCGAAATCTGGACCACAAAACCGGAGACGGCTCGCCGCGTCCGGTCCCGCATTGAAATGGTCCTCGATGCCGCCACGGTGCGCGGCCTCCGGGAGGGCGAGAACCCGGCGCGCTGGCGCGGCCATATGGCGCGGATGTTGCCGAAGGTCAGGAAGGAGCAGGGCCACCACGCCGCGATGGCCTATCAGGATGTCCCGGCCTTTCTTGAGCAACTATCCGGGCGCCACAGCATATCCGCCGATGCTCTGAGGTTCCTGGTCCTGACCGGCGCTAGATCCGGCGAGGTGCGAGGGGCGACCTGGGACGAGATCAAGGGCACGACGTGGATCATTCCAGCTGAGCGCATGAAGGCCGGCCGAGAGCATCGCGTCCCTCTGTCTTCTGCCGCCGTTGGCGTGCTGAACGCGATCGACGCGGACGTGCGCCAAGGTTTGATCTTCCCCGGCCTGAAAGGTCCGCTGTCCGACATGGCTCTTGCCATGGTGATGCGGAAAATGGGGATCAAGGACGCGACCCCGCACGGCTTCCGGTCTGCATTCCGTGATTGGGCCGGCGACTGCACCAACTACCCGCGCGAGCTGCTGGAAGAGGCGCTGGCCCATCAGGTCGGTTCTGCCGTCGAGCGCGCCTATCGCCGGGGTTCCGCCGTCGAGAAGCGCCGGCCGCTTATGGAGACGTGGGCCGATCACTGCATGGGCGTCACCCGCGCCGATAATGTCTATACGCTGAAGGCCTGATCGTGCTGCCAATTTCCACATGGGTCGATGGCGGCATTGGCCTGGACGTGTTCTGCAACTGCGGCCGAACGGGCTATGTGTCGGCCGATGCGGCGCGTAGATTGGACACGTCCATGTCGCTACCGCTCGTCGCGCATCATTTGGTGTGCAAGGCCTGCGGGTCGAAGGGCGCCGCCCTACAGGTCAGGTTCTCGATCTCGGACTATTACGATCAGGCGCGGGGTAACGGCTGCATGATACCAGGCGGGCAAAGCAAAACGCCCCCGGCGTGAACCGAGGGCGCTTGGGGCGGGCGGTTTCACCCAGGGAACGTAATAGACCGCCCACCGAGCGGGGTGGCGCATATTGCCGGGCCACCACCCTCATAAGCCGGCTCCGCAGAACCAACCCAACCGGGCAGACCCAGTTCCTATGAGCGGAAAACGACAAAAGGCCGCCACCCCGAAGGATGACGGCCGTGATAGCGGAGCCGAGGCTCGACGCTTAGATGGTTTCGGTAGCCATGCGACCCTCCTAGCCCGGTCTTGGCGGCGGCGGACAGTCCAACCCCCGCATCCCCATCGTGTCGAAGAACCGGCAGAGCCGCCCGACCTGGGCCGCCAATCGGTCGCCTCGCGCCTCGATGGCGATGTCGTAGGCGTCAAGCGCGGCCTCCGAATAGATCGCCTCGGGCGCCAGGACCGGCTTCGGCTCAACCGCCAGATCGGCAGGGCTGGGGTAGAAGGCGCTCTGCGGTGCCTTGGTGGCGCAACCGCTCGCAAGCGAGACGAACGCGGCGAGCGCTAGGGACAGCATCAGGGAGCGAGTTGACCGCATCGGAATAATCCTTCTGGCGGGCGTTGATGATGGGGGTTTCGGCTGAGGCCTCGCGGGCGGCGGTTTCCCGCGCGCCTGAAGCCTTCGCCTCGGTCTTCTGTGTCTGGACCGCCTGATGGCCGCGTTCGCCCTGTGCGCCCCTGTGGGAACAGTAGGCGCCGGTCAGGACGAAGGCGGCGATGATTGCGAGGATCAACCAGCCGGTCGAGCTGAGAAGGCGCGGGATGGAGCGGAGGAGGGCGAGGGCAGCGATCATAGGATCAGCCCTTTGGCCTTCGCCGTCTGGGCCCGGCGATCAGCGAGACCGTTCGTGCCGCCGTTGATGGCGCGGGTCAGGCCTTCCAGGTCGTCCGCATCGGCTTTGGCGTTCAGCTTGCGGCCGTCCCAATAGACGCAGCCGACCAGCAGGCCGATCGACGGGTAGGCAACCATCTCGGGCCGGCTTTCAAGGTCGATGCCGATCTGTCGTCCGACCCGGCGATAGTTGGCTCTTCCAGTGAGCTGGATCGGGCCGCGCCCCTTGTAGCGCTTTCCGTCGCCGGTTTGGGTGTTTCCCAGGTCCGCCCGGCCTTCATAGCCGGCCCCGCTGGCGATCTCTTCCATGTACCGGAAGCCGCCGCTTTCATGTGAGCATTGCCCCATGAAGTGGGCCAAGCGCAGGCCGCTGTCGAGAATGCCGTAGGCGCGGAAGTGGACGTTCGCAGCAAGGCCAAGCTCGGCGGCAATGGCCGGCGCGGCACCCATACGAGCGAACAGAGCGGTGAGGGTGCCGGCGCCGATGATTCCGTCGACCGGCACGCCAAGGTTCGTCTGCAATCGACGGGCGTCGAGCATGTTCAGTCTCCAGATTGTAGGGGTTGCGCGCTTCAGGTGCGCGCGATAGCGTCCAGGTTGAGCCTCACGGCTCGCTCTAGCGGGGAGCTAAGGCCGGCGGTTCCGCAAATGCCCCGGCCGATCTTCGCCAGGTTCCCACGAGGCGTCCTCGCGTTTGCCGACGGGCCGTGCCTCAAGTTTTAGGGCTCTAGAATGTCGATGATCGCGATCGCTGTGATGAGCCAATATCTTGGCCATGTTTACGTCCCGCCTCACCCACCTGAGACAACACCCTGTCCTCTTGCTGCGGTCCAAGAGGAACTGCAGCACAAGCGGCACTATAACCGGGTGAGTGTCGGCGACGTCTTTATCGAAACGGATCAGGGAAACGTAAGCTGTAGCGAGCAGTTCGTCGGAAGCATGTACTGCTCCTTCCCGCGTGCGCGTATCCTGACAGTGCAGCAGGGCGAAAGACCTGTTGTCCGTTACGACATCCCCCGGGGAGCAATGGTGACGTTTGAGTCCCGAGACGGTAGGCACGCTTGCCGTTTGGGTCGCTGGATTAGAACGCACGGCGATACCATCGTCCCAGACCTACCTCAGCGGTGACTGCTTGAGACGCCTGAATGGCTAAGCTAAGTCGCGCTTGACGTGGCTCATGCCCGAACTGCGTCAGGCGGCCCGGCTGGGCGAGGACATCATCGGTCGGGCCGCTATGCAGCGGCGCTGTTGGTCAAAATAAAGCCGGCGACACTCGCAATGACGGCGATGGCGCCGGTCAAAACCAGCAGCCGAAGCCCACGGTTTCCGTCGCTCTCAGGCGGCGGGCCATCGTCGGTGGCGGCGGGCGGGAGCATGAAGGCGGCGCGGCGGGACAGGCCGTCCATTCCCAGCAGCACCAGAAGCTGAATGAACTGATGGCTCCAGGGCGGCGGCTCGCGCTCGCCCATGACGTGGTCGAGGTAAGCGAGGGCGGCGACGATGATGACTGTACCGACCAACGGCAGGCCAACGCTCATGTGCTGGACCTGTAGGGCCCGTCCGGGGAACAAAACCATGCAGCCGTAGACGAACAGGATCGCGGCCCCGATGAAGTGGACGCCGCGCCAGAGCATTGAGGCCGAGGCCTTCGCTTCGTAAGTCTTGCCGAGAAGCCGACAGATTTCCAGCAGGCATGCGCCAGCCGAAACGAAGGTGATGCCCGTGTAGAGCACCATCAGCACGTGAGCGTTCATCGCTGAGGCTCCTGGTTGAAGACGGCCCGCACGACGCGGGTCAGGGTGTCGAAAAGGGCTCGCGGGTCATTGGCGACCATCCATCCCAGCGCCAGGGCGACGCCGCGCATGTCGAGGACTGGCACAACGGCTAGGATAACGCCGTGGGTTAGAGCCTCGGCGACGATTGGACCGGCAACGATGCCGAGGCCGAGATGCAGCCATGCCTTACGCTGGGCGACTGGATTACCCGCCTTTGCGGAATAGGCTGTCACCAGCCCCACAGCCCCCGACAGCAAACCGCCGCACAGGCCCCAGAACGCGGGCAGTTCGCGTGGGTCGATCATCCGCCCCTCCGATAGTAAGGCCGTAGTGGAACAGCCGTTGGGCGGCTTACTGGGAACCGTGCAGGACCATGGAGCGCTTGCCCTTCATGGAACTGATCTGGCTGTTCATCGGAGCCGTGGCGCTTGCCGGAGTGCTCTTCGCCGCCTCAAGCCGGTTTGAGAACTGGGGCAAGCCTACGCATTTCGTCGATAAGGACGCAGACGGAGAGCCGGACGAACCGAACGGGCCGGAAAAGGATCTCTAGGATCAGTTAAGCGCGGCGACAGATCACGATGTCTTGGTGCGACTGAAGACCCAGCTCGTGATGGCTGATGATCTGGAAATACCTGCCCCAGACCGACGCGACATAGCCTTTGGAGTGATAGGTGTTGCGGTAGAAGTCCGGCAGTCCAGCAGTGGAAGCGGCCGACACGTCGTAGTGAAAACCGCCCGTCGCGACGGCAAGTGAACGGCTGTGCGGTGTGAACCAGCTCTCACCATGGACCGTCAGGAGAAGCGTCCCGCCCGGCCGAATGATGCGATGGAGTTCGGCTAGCCATGCGTGCTGAAGGCGTTCGGGCAGGTGCGTGAAAACTGATATCCCGTAGATCAGGTCAAACGCCGCATCATTGAAGGGCGTCGGCGGCTCGTGGTCTAAGGCGACAAAGGATCCGTCCAGGGTTTCTGTCAGCCAAGCGATTGCCTCAGAATCGATGTCCGCGCCGGTGACTTGTAGGTGGGGAAAGCGCGACCGCATCGGTCGCAAGACCCGTCCGCAGCCGCAACCGAAGTCGAGCACATCTCTAACGCCTGAAACCGGGCATCCAGCGGACGCCAAAGATTGGGCGATGTCGTCTACTACCCCTTGCCCGCTATCGGCGTAGGCGTGGGAAGGTACCCCTATGCGCTCTAAAAGCTGGTGAGGAGGTGTCATGGACGAATTATGGCTCAGATAACCCGGAGTTGGAAGGTGAAAGAGCCATCTGCGGCAGCACCGCTCGGAGTCGTCGTGATAACCTGAAACGAGTTGGCCGCGAGAACTGTGCGTTCCATCGTCACCACATTGCCTTCATTTGTGTCGGCCGAGACAGAGTGGTTGGTGGCTGTAAGGCCCAGATTGTGAGTAACGACATAAATCCCTGTGCCGATCTTCAATGATGACCACCCCGGCGGGAGCTTGTTGACGGTGCCGTTCGCGGCCACGCTGCCAGCAAAGGCAAACTCTTCCAAATTGCGGACCGGTCCTCGCTCGACCGAGTCTTGGAAGGTGCAGCCTAGTGGAATGAAAACCGTATCAGCATCTCCATTCAGATAGGGTCGGCTGGCGTTTGGTGTGTAGGACCCGACACTGGTGAAGGTGCACGCGATGAGGATGATGCGATTCTTGCCCACTGATTTGATGCAGTTGGTAGCGCACCGGGCATTCGACAGCCGGTTGAAATTTACTCCCGAGATGACGTGGGTAACGTAATCACTGCCGATGTTCTCGAGTCTAATGTCGGCCTCGCCGGCATTGTCCTCACAATAACCGCCGTGAGCAACAAGGCCGACGTGCCCCTCGTCACCGTTGAACGTGAGCTTCATCGCTCCTGTGCTGTCGTCTCCCTGCGTTCCAATGGACTCCAGCTGGAAAGCGGTTAGCCGCAAGCTGGTGCATGGACCCCCGTACAGCCCCTTGTCAGACAGGTGCCGCACTTCGAGGTTGGAAAAGTGGTTGGCGTTGCTGAACGAGAACCCGGCACCCTTAAGAAATTCGATCCCACTAATTCCGAACGAAATCTTGAGATTGTCGAAGGTGCTGGAAAGGACGCTTTCAAGCTTCAGGGCGACGCCCAGGTTATAGAAGCCGACGTCTCGCATCGTATGGTAGGCGGCGCTAAAAATATGAACGCCGCGGCTGGTAGGCGTCGCTAGTGGGTTTTCACCGGCGACCGAGAGGTCTTTCAATCCGGAGTAGACAAGCGCAGCCGCATTCAGTCCGCCCGTGATCTTCACCGCATAGGTCGCGGCCTGCGTCGCCATCAAAACGGTGTTCTGGATGCCCTCGCCAACCAACGGAGTCCCTGTGGGATCGTTGTTCGGCTCTCCGGTGAGACCAGTATAGTTCGCTTCGAACTGTGTGAGGCGGTATGTGCCTGAAGGGATTTGGATCTCGCCTCCTTTCGTCCGACCGGTCGTGACGATCGCCTGAAATGCTGCTTGGGAGAGCGCGACCCCCGTTTTGTCGGCGCCGTTATCAACCGGGTTGAGACGGGGGAGATTAAGATTGTCGCGCGCTATACTGGGGCTTGTGACGTTCCCGAGATCCTTGTCAGCCTTCAGATTCAGCGCGTCGCTCACGACCTGCGCATCCAGAGATGGTTGCCAGTCGTTAAATACCGCTGGGTTTCCGATGGACTCGCCCGAAGGGCCTGAGACAGCCAGGGAATAGAGAACCGGTTCATCGGCGGTACCGGCTGGCGCCCAAATCGACGGAAACTGTCCGCTGGAGTTGGCTGCGACGGGGTTTGCAATAGGCGTGGTCAGGTCGATGCTTGAATACACCGTCGCCTTGGTCGTCGTACGGTTCGCATAGACCGTCAGACGCGCGCCCGAGACGAGGCGCCCGGATCGATCGCGCGCAGGCATATACTGCGGCAGGATGATCATGCCAGCGGCCATGTGGACCTCACAGATTTTGTGGTGTGAATATGAAAACGGCGACCCGGAGAGGGGCCGCCGTTTGGTTGTTCAGCGTTGCAGAGCCATGCTCCGCCCTAGCTCGCGATGCCTCGCCATGCCTGCCGTGCATCACCCCGACGCGCCAAGCCACGCCTTACCGCGCCTAGCCTTGCCTGCCATGTTTCGTCCCGAGGGACCGGCCTCAACAGAGCCGTTAAGCCGCCTTCGCTTTGTCCATCGCCGCGAAGACGCCCGCCAGTTCTTCCAGATCGGCATAGCGCTGCCGGAAAGAGGACAACTCAGACCAAGCGCGTTGCAGAACCTGTTGCCGGATTTCTTGATCCGACATAGCCCGCTCGACGCCCATGTAGGACCGGCCTGTGGGGCGCTCGACCGAGACGAAGGCGCGAACCGTCTTGGTCGGCTCGATGTTGGAGCGCGTCACGTCCACGGTGATTGACCGGATGAGTTCTCCGGCTTGGGAGAGCCGGTGCTGTTCCGCCGCGATGCTGTCGTCCCACTCGAAATGACCGTGCAGCGACGAGTTGGCGCTTCTGGCCCGATCAAGGACGGCTGTCGGTGTCAGTTCGCCTTCCGCCTTCTCGATACGCGCCAGCTCGCGACCGGCCTTATCGGCGTCGATGCTGACCCGAGAACCCGGCCGCCATGCATATTTCACCGACATGGCAGAGCCTCCCCGGTCTTGGCGACATGGAAGCGACCGTTGACCCCGTCCTTCTCGGGGCGCCAGTCGCCGATCCCGACACCAAACCCGCCGGCCTCGAACAGGCCGATGACCTGTTCCGCCGACAGGACGTTGGCGTTGTGCTGGACCCGCAAGATTGCGCCCCAGCTCTCAAACTCGGCCCGGTGACGAATGTCCGCCGTTCCCATGCCGACCCGAACCATGTCCTCGCGCATCGACGGCGCCGGGCCGAGGATTTCGACAAACTCTCCGACGATATGGAAGCACTGCCGGGCCATGACCTTTGTCATGCCGCCGGTGCTGGTCACCGCCGTGATCGCCGCCGACTTGAACGCCACGGCAGGGAAGCCGAAACGGGCCGTCATCACGTCGTCCTCGGTCGGCGCCTCCGGCATGCCGTCGAGCCAGTAGAGGGTTTCGCAAAAGTCCTGCCACGGGTTCTTGGCGGCCTTGCCGGTCGTGGCCTTCTTCATCTGCTTGTCGAGCATCGCCGTGCGAGCCTTCTTTGACCATGCGTGGCAGATCAGGCCGCTGTCCCCGATGATCGGGATGTCCAGCGTTTGAATGTTCATTGGCGGCAGTTCGACCGCCGTGGATTTTGCGGCGGCGGCCATTAGCGGACCCACCCGCGTTGGAAGTCGACAATCAGCTCGCAGAAACGGAGCGGCGTCAGCCCTTCCTTGCGGGCCGTCCAGGCGAGGATTTCGAAGTCGGCGCCGATCTTCCTCATGGCGAGGATGATCTGCGTCCAGGTGCAGGGCAGGGGGCGGTGCGCGCTGGGCGCGGTCGTGCTAAGGGCTGCGACAGCCATGACGTGATCCTTCAGCGATCCGTTGCGGTTAGGGCCGTTGCGAGGACTCCACTCCTTGCTTCGGCCCGTCCTTTATGGCACCACTAATTTATGCCGTCAACACTTTCTGCATCCAAAAAGAAGATGGGGCGCCCAGCGACAGGGAAAGGAGTTCCTGTCCAGGTTCGGGTCCAGCCCGATTTGCTGTCTAAGATCGACGCCTGGGCGAAGCGCGAGGGCGTGTCGCGTCCCGAGGCTATCAGAAGCATGTTGCTGGCGGTTGAGCGATTGGGCGGGGTGAAATGAGGCGTCCCGACGACGACATCGTAGACGCCGAGTTCAAGGTCATCGGCCCGGATGGCGAGCCGGTGGAGCATCATGTCCCGCGACGAGAACCGGTCATCAAGTCGTGGACCGGATTAGTCCTCCTGATCCTCATGTTTGGGTGCATCACGGCGGTCAGCCTGTGGCGACAGGAGCGACAATACGAGAAGAACGCTATCCGGCTGCAAGAATTTTCGACACCTGATACGTCAGCGCCCGCGCCAGGTTCCGCGCCTCTCGCCGGTTCATCCGCTGCCCCAGGAGTGTAATAAGGGCGTCCGTCTGACTCGGGTCGATCGCAGCCTGCACGAGCGCTTCGGCCTCCTGATCGCTGAAGCCTCTGCTCGACTTCCGGATCGCCGCCATCGCCGCCTTGCTGGCGCCGCCAACAACGTCGCCCCGCAGAACGCTTCCAGCCGCGTCCGCAGCCGTGCCGGCGATGTCGCTGCCTTTCATGGCCGTGGGCGAACCAGCGTAGGGATTGATGTCGCGGGCGGCTTGCAGCGCATCCCGCTCCGTCTGCATGGCCGCCTGCATCGGTGCGGCGTCGTCCAACACGGCCGCGCTGCGGATGCCTTGCTCACGACCTGACGCCAGCCTTTGCGCCACGCCCGGCGCCGCGCCTTGCGTTCCTGCGCCACGTTCGACCGCGCGGCGGGCTGCAGCCTGCGCCACGGCGCGCTCGTCAGGCGACAGCTTGGCTGCGGCGGCGGCGAACTCGTCCGCGTTTGCTGTCAGGAAGCCTTCACCAAGATTGGCCGCCTTGACCAACCCGCTGTCGGTCGCAAACGCCTTCAGCGCATCATCATAGCCCGGAACTTGCGTCCGCGCCGCCCCGCGCAGCCGGTCAGCCAGAGCAAACATCGACGCCGCCGTGTCGTTGTTGCCGGCGCGCTGGGCCGCCTCGGCCCGACCGTTAAGGGTGCGGGCGATGCGATCGGCCATTCCGACAGTCATCTGAACGCCGGACGGATTGTCCAGGGCGTCCCCAGCCAGTTGCGACAGCAGATTTGCGGTTTCGCTGTCACCGCGGTTGAGGGCGCTCGTCGCCGCTTCATCAATCGCGGTTCGGGTCGCTGGGGCGCGCAACGCCATGACGATTTCAGCGTCAGGCTGAACCAGGTCTCCACGCACCGCTCCGAATGCCTGGTCGGCCTCCGTGCTGCGACGGGCGGTGATCTCTGCGCGGATCTGGTCGGGCGTGCGCGGATCGTCGGAGATCGTGCGCCGGGCCTGGGTGCTGATGCGGTCCTGCATACCAACGGCTCGGTCGTCCGCGAACTTGCGCGCAGCCTCGCGGGCGGGCGTTTGACGGGTGGCCAGAGCCTGAACGGTCCCGCGCCCCGACGAATCCATGACATCCACGAACGCCGGTTCCGCGCCTGCCGAACGGGCCTTGCCGGCCGCCGCCATAAGAGCATTCTCTTCCTGCGGCGCGCGTTGTCCGAACCGGCTCACGGCGGTGGCGAGATAGTTGGGCTCTTTTCCGACCAAGCGGCGCCCAAAGTTTTCCGCCATGTCCCGCAGGCTGTTGAACCCGCCCGCGACACGCCCCGCCAACGGCGCGGCGATCTTTTCCGCCACCGGGGTGGCGACGGCGCCGATGGCCGCGCCGGTCAGCGCTTCGGGAATGCGCTGCATAGCGTTGCCCTCGCCCCCCGCGAAGCCGAACACGCCGCCAGCCGTCGCGCCTTGCCCGACACGGCCGAGGAAGCTTGCGGCCATCTTTCCGGGGCCAAAGGCCGTGGCCCCGCCGAACTGAGCTAGGGAGTTTTGCACTGGGTGAGCTTTGGCAAACGCCTGCTGCTCACCCTTGTAGACTTCGGACGCCGCCCGCCCACGCTCGTCAGCGGAAACCTCAATGTCCTTGCCGCCCAGGCGACGCATGATGTTCCCGGCACCCTGCTCGATATAGCCCGCCAGATACGCCAGCTCATCATTGAAGGGGGCAGTCGTCTGAGACGCCATGGTGACGCCCGGAATGCGCAGCTCCTTGCGCTGAGCGGCGTTGCGTCGCTCGATGTCGAGCGCCTGCCGATATCCCTCGCTTTCCTGTCCGGACACCGCTTCCTGACGCGAGCGCTTCCAAGTGTCGGTTGCAGCGTCATAGACGTAGCCCTGCGCTGACAGGCTATTGGGCGTGTCAGTGGGGGCGAGCGGCTGGGATGTGGTGACAACGTCCCCCGGACGCGGCCCGCCGCCACCCTGACCGCCCGCGCCGGGAATTGCGGGCTGCGCCTGTCGCTCATCCTGCCTGTCCCGATACCCCTCTTGCCCGTAAACCCCGATGTCAGGGTATGGCATGGGTTGGTTGGTGACTCGCGCGGCAGCATTTAGGACGGATTGCCGATTGCGCGCCTTTTCAGCCAAGGTCGCCGCATCATCGCCCACCTGCGGTTGGTTGGCGCGGATGAAGCGCTTGGCTTCGCTCTCGGTGACGGCGAGGCCGGAGAAGATCGGCAGCAGAGAAGACTCGATCGTCGCAACCGACTGATCGTAATCTTGGAAGTCTGCCCCACCCCACAGGCGGGCAACCGGCGACAAGAGGCCCCAATCCGGAACCTTATCGACGAGCGCGGCTCCCCAATCGCGGTTGTAGGGCTGCCCGTTTCGCTCCAGTTGGGCGATATTGTCCTGCGCGCGGACTGCGGGGCCGAGCGACAGATTGATGCGGCCACGCGTTTCTGCGCTGACACCGTTCTGCGCGCCACGAATGATCTGACGACCGTTCATGATCGTGCCGTCAGGCAACTCCCTGGCGCCAGCCCCATATTCGGGACGGGGCGTGTAAGTGGCTTGACCGTCCGACGACAGCGGCACCCACTCACCAGAGGTGAAGCGCAGTTTCCGGCCGTCAGGATGGGTCGCGGTCTGACCTTCTTGATACTGCGTCATGGTCAGTCCACCACAAATCCGGCAGGAAGCCCGCCGCCGCCAGAGCCACCGCTTCGGCTGCGACCCGATCCACCCGATCTCGTTTTCGCGGCTCTTGCTGAGGCGGCAGAAGCCGAGGCTTGGCGCTGCCCCACTTGGGCCTGCGTCGCCGCGATCCGGGCGCGGGTCAGCTCTTGCTCAAGAGGGTCGGGGGCGACAGCATAACCTAGGCTGTAGTCGCCAGAGTAGGGATCACGCTCGATCACACCAGTGCGGGTGTTGAAGGTTTCAGCCTTCGCTGGCTCACCGCCAGCCAGAGCGATGACCGAGTCCAAAGCTGCGTCTGCCATGTCGGCTTCGCTGATGCCCTGGATAATCTGCGCTGGAACACCAAGTTGTGTCAGCGTGGGCAATACGCGGTTTTGATAGACCTGCCAGCGCTGATCTAGTGGGGTGCGGCGCAGCGCATCAGCGCCGTTCGCCACGAAGCCCAGATAGCGATCCATGTCCTGGGTTTGGTCAAGGCGGCCTTGCCGCTGGGCTTGTTGGTCGTATCGACCCAAGGTCAAAGCCTCATCGATCATGCCGCTGTTGAGCAGAGCGTTACGGGCACCCGTCGCGTCGCCTCCTGCATAGGTCTGCCCCGCGTCTCGCAAGGCATTCCCCCGACGAATGTCTCCGATCGCCTCGGCGGTTTCACCGGCTCGCCGGGAGGCGGCGTCGTATGTTCGGTTGTAGAGGTCCCAGCCCTGCATCAGAACTTTCCTCCTGTCATGAAGGCCTTGCCGTATTTGGCAAGCGAGTTGGCTCCGAAGCTGCCCGCTAGAGAGGCCCAAAGGCCCGCCGTGGCGTCGGCCTTCTGGCCATACGACGTGGCGAGGTTCTGGGCGTTCTGTTGCAGCGCGTTCTGGCTAGCGTTGGCGGTGGCCTGGCCCGTCTGGGCGCCGGTGTTGACCGCCGTTTGACCCAGCCCGGCCATCGCCAGCAGGGCGTTGCGCTCTTGGTTATAGACGCCCGTCGCATAGTCGGCGCCGAACTTTAGCCCGGCCTTCGCCGCGTCGCCCGAGAGCAGGCCGCCCTTCGCCGCCGCCGAGGCGTTGATTTGTCGTTGGCCTGCCTGGAGGTTGGTCTGATAGCCGGGATTGGCCTCTAGCCATTTGGTGGGGTCGATCGTGCCGTCGGCCAAACCTTGCAGTTGGCCCGTTGCTGTGTCGCCCAGTTTGCGGCTGGGCGCTGTGGCCTCCCAAATGCGATTGAACTGCTCGCGCTGGAGCGCCATCGACTGATCGGTGGCGTATTGCGATGCAGCCGCCGACTTGTCGGCCGCCTGCTTCTGGGCCTTGGCGGTCTTGGACGCGCCAAAGATGTCGAGGATTCCGCCCATCAGGCCCTCCGGATGAAATCGTGCTCGATGGGCTGATAGCCGGCCCGTCGGTAATAGGTGTCGAGACGGGGGTCCGTCCGGTCGTGGCGGCTCAAGACGGTCAGGCCGGATCCGGCCCAGCGCTCGCCCTCACGCCGCAGCGCATCGCCGCCCTTGGTGGCGTAAAAGAATACTTCTCGGGAGATGGTCTCGGCGTGATTGAACCAGAGAGGAAACCGAGCCAGCCAGAGCGTGCCCCGGTCACAGACGAGGACCAAGGCGTCAGGATTCTCCATAAGCGCCCGGATCGATGTCTCGGTGCTCACGGGGTCGAACGCGGCCTGCACGTCTTCCCAGACGGAACCGACATGAGCCTCGCGGCACAGCTCCAGGATCAGCGCAATATCGGCTTCGCTGGCGATCATGCCGACCGCTTCACGTAGAGCTTGGCCACAACGTTCAACAGGCCGTTGACGGTGTCGGTCATAGCGTCGAGCCGGTAGCTCACGGCGCCCGTGGTGGTCCGAGCCATCGTGAATGCCGGAATCTCAGCCGGGTTGGCGATGTAGACGGCATTGGATGCCGGGTTGGCGTCATAGCGCGTCGAAGTGAAGTTCCACGGCCCGCCGACAACCGTTTCGGTGACGCCCACGATTTCAACCAGCCGCAGGAAGCCGAGGACTTCGCCCTGGTCGCCTTGGGTCGTGGTTGGTCCTGCATAAAGGCCGGTGCTGGGGATAATCAGATCGCCGGCAACAACCCCCGTCAGGTCGACGCGCGGTCCCGGCGCCCAGCCGGATCCGTCGATGTCGATGGTCAGCGATTGAACGCCCGTGTTGCCCGGGGCGCCGCTCATGTCGATGGCGATGCCGGCAAGCTCCAACGCTTGGTAGATCAGGATCAGCTGCTGCGCCTGCGTCGCCTGCACCTGAGCCAGTTGGGTCAGCACGTCGGTCTGAGCGTTCTCCTGACGCTCGATAGCCTTCATCACCGTGTCCCAAAAGCGCACGAAAGCGTTTGCCGCCTTGCCCGCCTTGTCGGAGATCGTGTCCGCCGCCCGAATGCGCGGCAACTTGAACCCGTCAGCCACGCGACCGGCCCCCACCGGCGGGGTTCATCTCGACACCTGAGAACCGGATTTCAATCGGATCGGTCATGCGAAACTCAAAGACCCGGCCGGGCGCGTCGATCATGCCGAGGCGGCGATAGCGAACGCGCTTGCGATACTGACCGCCGAACCCAGTCTGCGCTTCCTTCCAGTCGGACCACGTGCGCGACTGATCATCCGACCAGCGCATCTGCAGGATCGCCGGTTCGCTGCCGATCGGCGATGTGCCAGGCGAAAGGGTGACCTCGATGGCGTCGCACGCCCCCACGGTTTCGGTGGCCGCCACAGCGGTGAAGATGCGCTCGAAAGTCTCGCCGTTGTCGTCCGGTCGGTCCCGAAGCGTATGGATGGCCGATCCGGCAGAGACGTAAGTCCGTTTGCCGTCGTAGATGCCGCTCGCAACAGGCCAATCCAGCTGATGCCATTGTCCGGTCGCCACGTCGTAGCCGAGCGTTTCGCTGTCGAGACGGATGATGCGGAAGGTGTGTCCCGACAGGGAGTAGGAGAAGGCGTGCACGGCGTCCGACGCTTCGATCCGCTCCTCGATGCCGTGGTCGGAAATCCGCTGCGGCACGCCGTCTATGCGGTAGTCGATGTTGTCCTCACCCGTGAAGAACAGGGTGTTGTCCAGCTTCGAAATGCTGTCGCGGTCCTTGCACCCGCGCGAGATCGCCAGACCCTCGATCCGGACGGCTGGCTGATCGACATCGCCGGTGATGCCGAACGACTCGATCGATGACGTGCCGAACACATAGAGCGCATCAGCCAGGGCACGGACGGCGATGGCGGGGTCCGGCTCGCGTTCGGCCGAGAAGAAGTCCAAGGCGTTCCAGGTCGTATCGCCGGGAACGCGGAAATATACCGTCCCGGTGTCCTGCCGAACCGCGAAGAGGAAGTTGTCGATGTCGCAGATCGAGATGACCGGCGCGCTATCTGGAAAGGCTGTGGGAGTTAGGGTCGTGCCGTCGTACTGATAGACGATGCCGCCCGAGGCGACCCACAGGCCATCGACCGTGTAAGCCCACTCGACAGAGAAGGTATCATCTTCGATTAATCCGACAAGGTCTTCCCCGCGGAAAAGCTTGTTCCCAGCGACGGCGAAAAGGTCGCCGTTGAAGACGCCGTCATCGCGGCGCAGGCCACGGATCGGCGCGCCCAGATCATACTCAAGCTGCAACCCAGGGCGCGGCAACAGAACCGCTCCGGTCGTCGAAGTCGGGGCCTGCTCGTGGTAGAGGTTCACGAGCCGGACAGGCGGAAGCCGCCCATTCGCTCGGGAATAGGCTGACAGGCCGAAGGGAAGCTGCATCAGATGTAGTCGCAGGGCAGTTCGCGGCGGCAGTCGCGGTCGCGGTAGAGACGGCCCCGGATCGTACGCTCGGAGCGCTGGGCCTCCAGCGCGGTCTTGGCGCCGATCTCCCCGCCGAAATCATCGGCGATGGTGACGGCGAGTTGCGCGACCAGGCCGTTGTCGGTGTCGGCGCCGAAGGGGTTGAAATCGTCCAGCGTCAGTGCATCGGCGCGGCGCCATTCGGTCGAGAACAGGAACAGCCCAGCGTCGGTCCCATCCAGCACGTAGATGCGGGACAAGGCCGGCATGTTGCGGCGCGTGACGCACCAAGTTTCGACCGTCGGCTTGATGATCGTGGGAGTGAACACGCCGACGGTGATGCGGTCGCCGTCGCGGGCGGTGATCGTGGCGGAAGAGGCGGCATAGACGTCGCGCCAGCGCGCGCCAGTCAGGCCGGGGTGTTCCAGAATGAGGGATTGCAGGCGGGCGAGGATGTCTCGCTCTTCGTCTGCGGAAGGCGTCTCGCCGGATGCGAGGATTTTGCCGCGGCGCATGGCGGCTGCGATGATCTCACGGATGGTCATGGTCGCCTCCGAAGAGACGCCCCCAGCCGAAGCCGGGGGCGGTCAGGATCAGTCCTCGGAGCCTTCGGCGGCCTTGCGAGCCGCTTCCGCTTCGTCTTCCAGGCGCTTGGCCTCGGCCTTTTCGGCCGCGTCCAGCTTACCGCGCAGTGTCTTGAGCGAGGCGCGACCGTCAACGGTCACATCCAGCTCGGCGAGGCGAGCGCGGATCTTGTCCGCTTCCGCTTCGTCTTCCTTCGCCTTGCGGAGTTCCTCATCCGTCAGGGCGTCGTCGGCGCCCTTGATCTCGATGTAGGGGTTGCCCTCGGCTTTTCTCAGTTGATCGGGCGTGAGCGTCACGTCGGTGAACTCGCGGCCGATCTCGTTGCCGAAGAAGTTGAGGGTGTCGAAGTGACCCAGCTCGGAAGCTGGGCCGATCACGCGGGCTTGGGTGGTCATTTTCAGGCCTCCCTTACTGGCTGACGTATTCGACGGAGTAGACGATGGTCCCGTTCACCGGCGCCGTCGCCGTGGCGATGCGAACGCTGATCAGGGTCTCGGCCGGATACTGGTACCCGAAGCCGGTCGTCGCGATGCCCGAGACGGGCGCCGTGGCGGCGGCGGTGGCGGCCAGCAGGCGGTCAGTGTCGCCGGCGTCACCCACTTCGACCGTCACGCCCGCAGGGGCGGAAACGGTGACGCGGGCGGACTCAGCACCCTTCGGAACCACAATGGTCCCGAAGAGCGCGCCGACCGTCTGCTGACCGGCGGTGACCGGAATACGGCCCCCGGCGTAGGTCAGTTGGTTGGAGTCGGTCGAGGTCTTGGCAGGCGCGCTGCCAGAACCCACGGCCTGGGTGGGGAAAGCTTTCGCCATGGTGCGTGCTCCTTAGTACGCGGCGAACACGGTCACGATGCCGTGCTGCGTGCCCGGGCCAACGGCGCCCGTCTCCTTGAAGAACGTCTTGTCGATGGAGCGCAGCTCCTCGGTGCCGACGCCCTTGATGAACTGGTAGTCGTCGTCCTTGCGTTCCGTGGACTTGGGATCCTGACCCCAAGCGACCACGAGAGCCTGAGCCCCGCAGAGATAGCCGGCCGCCACGTTCGCACCCGCCGTGCCGACCGCGCCCAGGACGGGCAGATCGGTGATTTCGCGGATGATGACACCGTCCCAGATCAGGTCGCCGCCCTGGAAGTAGGGGTTGGACTCGACGCTGCGATCGATGCTGTCCTTGTTGAACGCCTTGATGTCCGGATCGGCCTTGATCTTGTTGAAGGCCTGCGTCGGGACGAACAGGACGAACCACTCGCGGCCGTCACGGTCGGAGCGATAGGGGCGGATCGCACGGCGTCCGGTGACCCGGTCGCGCTTGCGGGCCATACCCTTGGCCACGGAGATGACCGTGGCGCCCCAGTTGTCGTTGACGTTGTCGACGTTCGCCAGCGACGAGGCCGTGTTGCCGGGGACCAGGTTGGCTTCCGAGTTGCCGAACAGCGCGCGGATGGCGTTGTCCGTCAGCCAGTTGTTGCGCTGGGTCGCGGTGGCTTCGGCATAGGGGACGCCGGTTTGATCGCCGTTGTCCTCATCGTAGCGAGCATCGTCGAACGCCACGACCGACAGAGCGTCGGTGATGCGGTCGCGCATGTCGTCGGACGACCAGATTTTCAGGCTGTCCTTGTTGGCCTTCAGAATATCGACGACCGACTTCTGGATCATCGACTTCTTCACGACCACGGCGTTGCGGCGCCAGACCGGACGCGTGCGGAACGGGTAGAAGCCCAGACGCTCTTCAGCGCCGGTCAACAGGCCCGCGCCCACGCCCTTGCCCTTGAGCGAGCCGACGAGGGACATGACGATGTCCTTGCCGCCGTCGATCAGGTCACGGTTGGTCTGGATCAGGGCGTTCGGAGACGCCGACATGTAGGCCGCATAGCCCGACATGTTGACGTATTCCTGCCAGTAGCTGGAATCCCACTTTGTGCGTTCCAGATCGGCAGGCACTTCAGAGTAAGCCATCGGTTTTCCTTATGAACCGAACATCCGCTCGAAGGTGCTTTCGCCGTCCCGTGCCTCGGGAACAGACGACCGCCCAGCGGATGGTGCGCCCGCCAGTGAAGGGCGAGGCGCGCGAGGGGGAGCGGCCGGGGCCGCAGGTGTGGCGGGTGCGGGCGGTTGTCCGGCCTGCTGGGCCTTCCACTGCTGGAAAGCCTCGAAATCGGTGTCGCTGAGCTGCGAGACGAGTTTGTCGCGCTTCCACTCGGCAATGATGAAGTCGAAGGGATCTTCCGATGTGGCGACGCGCTGGTTGAACAGCGGGTCTTCGTCGCAACGCTTCACGCCCCAGTCGTACGCAGCCTGAACCGCGTCCTTTCCGTGCGAGACCTCGGCCAGTCGCTTCGAGAACCGGAAGTTCTGCGCCGTGACGGCCTGCGCCATTTGCTCGGCCCGGAAGTCCTCGAACGCGTCGGGGTCTTGGTTCCGGTCGGGCGCCTGGCGGCGCTGCGCCTCCTGTTCTGCCTTGCGCTGACGCTCTTCGTTTTCCCGGTTCCGCGCTTCGGCCTGATTAAGGCGGTCGCGCATGTCGAGGAAGGTCGAGAGGGGCACGTGATGCGGCGCCGGCGGCTCGTCGCCTTCCGCTGCCGGGGCAGCAGGGGCGGGGGCAGGCGGTGC